AATGCCCCGCCGCCGAAATTTACGTACAAAAGGCTTAAGAGATTAGTGGATATAACTAACATAAGAAAGGATTAAATTATGCCATTAAAAAAAGTTGGTGACAAATGGAAATGGGGCTCAAGGATGAAACCTACAACTAAGAAAAAGGCTATGGCTATCAGAGATGCAGCATACGCTAACGGATACCGAAAAAAGAAAAGGTAAAATAAAAACGTAAGCCATGGACATAAACATACAAGGAACAACAAACTTTCAATGGCTCAATGAGAATTGGGATAAGGGTAAAATGTTCATTTTAGAAGGTTCTACCCGTTCCAGTAAAACAATAAGCATAGTTCAAAAATTAATATTAGTTGCTCTGACAAATCCGGGAATTGTGATAAGATGCGTTAGAGCTGATGGCACAACACACAAAGAATCCACTATTGCGGACATGGATTTTGTACTCGGCCCCGAAATGTTTAATTTAAAGTATGATCATCACTACAAGAAAAACATTCAGAATAAAAAATACAAATTTATAAATAAATCTACTATAACATTTAGCGCCACAAATGACCCTCAAAAACTGCACGGGATGAAGCAAAACATTTTATGGCTAAATGAAATTATGGAAATCCCACTTGCTTCTTATAGACAATTAGCTCAAAGAACCTCTGATAAAATAATATTAGACTTCAACCCCTCTTATAATCATCATTGGGTTTTTAATCATATTGGGTGCAATAATAAACCTTTAGAGGGTAAATATTATAAACACAGTACATATAAGGACAATCAATTCCTAAGTCCCGAACAAGTTGCAATAATCGAACAAGCCGACCCAAGCAAACCTGAGAATGTAAAAAATGGAACTGCCAATGCTTTTCATTGGGATGTTTACGGGTTAGGAAAAAGAGGGAGAGTAGAAGGCGCAGTTTTTAATCAATGGGAATCAACTGAATTCTGGCCAGATGATCCACGAAACTCTATAAGGTGGGGTCTTGGGTTAGATTTTGGTTTTAGTGTTGACCCGACAGCAATTGTTGAATGCGTTATACATCCTTCGCCAAGAGGTTTGTATCTAAGAGAAAGACTCTACGAGAAAAACATACTTGTGTCAAAAAATTATACACAGCCAAATCTTAAAAGCATTGAAGGCGAATTGAAAAAGATGGATTATCCGCAAGATCTATTAATAATAGCTGACGGTGCACAGCCTGAGTCAATAATGCAATTGCGAACATCAGGTTTTAACATAACTGGAGTAAAAAAGGGTAAGAACTCTATTCTTACAGGCATTAACATAATGAAAAAATTTAAGATTTATGTTCATGAAGAAAGCGAAAACTTAAAAATAGAAATGGAACATTATCGATGGAAAATTCAAAACCATAAAGATAAAGACCCACAACTCAAGCCTGAACCTGTAGATGATTTCAACCACTTAATAGACGCTGCTAGATATTGGCGCATGATGAATGTAGGAGATATGCGCCATCTAATGCCAACAAGTCAAGCGGGATCTAATCAAATGATGCGTAAACCTAGGGTTAAATCAAGAGTAAGACAGAGGTAAAAATGACAGATGAGATAAGGATATCTTTAGTAGAGCACAGAAACATTTTAGAGTCAATTTACTATGCAATAGAGGAGTATTGCAAAGAAGGCATAAAAGGAACCTTTAGGGGTTTTCCTAATTATGATAAAGATTATATACTCGATTGGTTAGAGAATAGTTGTTGGGTTTATATGGTTATTGGTAAAATAATGGATGGCGTTTTTATTTTTGAACCTTTAGGAGAGACAAAAACCTTAGCAATGCATATAGCTACATTTAATAATAGTCATGACTGGCTTTTAATTTATGAGGAATTAATTAAACCAGAAATTGGAAAACATGCGGACGAAGTATTAGGCTTGATGGCAGATAATCAGAAAGCAAGGATTAGGCTTTTTGAAAGTTATGGATATAAGTTTGAATGGGACGATACGCTTAAGTTATATAAAAACTTGCACGGTTTGATATAAAGTCTTATATTCAACTAAACATTTAATAAATAACTAAATGGAGATTAAGAAATGGGAGAAGCAATTGCCGTCGCCGCTATAGGCGCACTTTTAAATAGACCTAAGAAGCCAAAAAAGGCGCCTAAGCCTCCTCCTCCAGTTTCTCAGGAAGACCCAAACTCTCAACAACGTGCAGCAATGCGCAGGGCGAGGCCATCATCAAGGGCCAAAGCTAGGCAAACTAGTTATGATCCTGGTTCAAGATTAGGGTAAAATTATGGCTATAATGGGTATGAGAAAGAAAAGCATGATCCCCAAAAACATGGTTGATCAACAAGAAAAGAAAAGGCCTATCACTGAGCAAAGGCAAAATCTAGCTTTGTATGAGGGTACAGATAATACCCCGGTAGCCACTGGAATGATAAAAGGAGGGTGGACCGAAGGGTATGATTTGATGGGTAAGCAAGCAGAATTTAGGAAAAAGAAAAAAAAGGAAACTTTAGATTCATATCTTAAGCCAATGAAAAGCGGGCAGCGAGTTAGTTCTATGGGAATGAGAATGAACGGTTTAACATTAGGTTAATTATGCCAGATAAAAAGAATTATACAGGCGAGGAGCTTTGCAACCTTAAGAACCAATTAAAAACCAATAGTAGTATTTTTATATCCCAATGGGATACATGCAGATTTTTCTATAAACCGCAGACCCGCGCAGATTGGATATTCACGAACAACGTACCATCTAAAAGAGTGCCTCAAGCTACTATAGGGATGCGAGCAAAAAGTATATTATCATCCGGGTTGTATAGTAATACTATAAACTTGTCTGATGATTTTTTCAGTTTTACAATAACTGACAAGGAATTAGCAGAAGATAACAACATAAAAGACTACTTTGCTAAGTGTACCGAAATAGCTGTAGAGAAATTAGCGGCTAGTAATTACGCGCTTTCCACATTTGAAACTATAGATGATTACGTTGTAGTAGGTAACGGTGTCCAGTATTCAGAGATGTCAAAAGAAACCAAACAGTTAAGGTTTCAAAACTTCATGATAAATCATGTAGCAATCGCGGAAAATCCAGATGGTAAGGTCGATACAGTTTTTAGAAACTTTGAGATGACAGCCGCGCAAGCATATGCAAAATGGGGGGACAAGTGCCCGTCTTGCGTAAAGCAAGCTTATGAGAGTGTTGAAAGCCGCTATGACAATTTTAAGTTTTTTCATGCAGCTTTTCCGCGTCAATTGAATTATAAAGATGGCGAAAGCAGGCCAGTACCTGGCGACCTTGTTAGCCCTGAAAATATGAAGTATTGCTCATATTATGTGTTCGAGAAAGACAAGGAAATCATAGAGGAGGGAGGCTATAATACTTTCCCTTATGCGGTATGTCGATTCCAGAAAAACGAGTCAAACAACCCTTACGGAAGAAGTTGTAGTTTTGATGGAATAGGCAGTATGCAAGCTTTGTCTAACTTAATAGCAAACCTTCAAGACGGAATCGAATTGAAAGTTAATCCTCCTGTATTTATGCCACCGGGCGCAAGTGATCAAAGCGACATCGATTTAACTCCTGGAGCATATAACTTTTACGATCCAATGTGGGGAACTCCCCAATTTTATCAAAGTGATATAGACTTGGGCGCTGGTCTTACCTACAAAGAAATACTACAAAAAGAAGTTATGGAGATTTTCTACGCGGATTTATTCTTAATGCTTGAAGAGCGTAAAAACATGACTGCAACAGAGGTTGCCGAAAGAGTTGCAGAAAAAGTACAAAGCATTTTACCAGTAGTAGCGCGCTTATATGATGAGCTTTATTCAACAACATTAGTCAGGGTATTTTATCTTTTATTAGAAAGTAATGCATTCCCACCAATGCCAGAAGAATTGAGAGAGGTTTGGGGTACTAATGAAATCAGAGTTAGCTATCAAACTAAACTGGACAACAAGCTAAAACAGTTAGAGCTTGGTCAAGTAGTTAAAACTTTGCAGGAACTAGCTTTAGTTTATGAAACAAAAACTAATTTCCCAGACATTGAAGCGTCTATTAAAATTGATCAATTAGCGAAGGAAATACCAAGGTTAAATAATGTTAGCCCAGATATTATAAAATCAGACAAAGAAACAGATTTGTTTTATGAGGCCAAAGCAGAAGCAGAGCAAGCAGCGCAACAACAAATG